GTGCTGTTCGCGGTCGGCCTCGTGGCCGGTCTCAGGCTGCGTCCGGGCACGGCCGAAGCGCCGGCGGCTGCGGTCAACGCACCGCTGCCCCCGCGTCGGCCGCCGCCCGGCACCGTGACCCTGGCCGACGTGCCCGACGCCTCCGCCGTGCGTATCGACATGCCCATGGCCGAGGGGGCATCGCCCGAGGTGCTGCATGCCCCGGCCGCGCCGGCGCGCGTCGTGGTACCGGATCGCTCCATTCTCGCCAGCCGTCTGCCCGAACCCGCGCCGCCGCCCGGTCACAAGCCCGAGCAGGGCCATCTCCCGGTCCCCGAGGTTTCTCCCGAGGCGTCCCCCGAGGCGTCCCCCGGGGTGTCCCCCGGGGTGTCGGTCGCGTCGAGCCCGCCCCCAGGTCCAGTCCCAACGGCACCGATGTCGATCACGCCGGCCGGCCTGACCACGCCGGCCGCGCCGCGCGCGCCCCTATGGCTCGCCAACGCGCTGAACGTGCCCGACCCGGGACGCCACCCCATGGTCGCGGTGGTGATCGACGATCTGGGCCTGGACCGTGCCCGCACCCAGCGGGTGCTGTCGTTGCCGGGTCCGTTGACGCTGTCCTTCATGTCCTACGCCGAGGATTTGCCGGCGCAGGCGGCGGCCGGCCGCGCGCGCGGCCACGAACGCATGCTGCACATGCCCATGCAGCCGAGCAGCGCCGGCATTGATCCGGGGCCGGGCGCGCTGATGGTCGAACAGGCGCCGGACGAGATCCGGCGCCGGCTGGAACGTGCCCTGGCGGCGTTCTCCGGATACATCGGGCTGAACAACCACATGGGCTCGCGCTTCACCGCGAACGCTGGCGGCATGCGCGTGGTGATGGAGGTGGCGCGCCGCCGCGAGTTGCTGTTCCTGGACAGCCGCACCACCGGATCGTCGGTGGCGCCCCGGCTGGCCCCGGCGGCCGGCGTGCCGTTCCTGGAACGCACGGTGTTCCTGGATCACGATCCCCAGCGCGGCGCGGTGGACCGGCAACTGGCGGCACTGGAGCGGCTGGCGTCCCGCCATGGCCACGCGGTGGCCATCGGCCATCCCCGCGACGCCACCATCGCCGCCCTGGCGGCATGGATCGAGCCGGCCCGGGCGCGCGGCCTCGCCCTGGTGCCGGCCAGCGCCATCGCCCGCTTCGCACGCTCGGCGTAGCGCAGCGTCACGGACCGCTCGTTTGTCGGCGAGGCGAAGGACGGCCTTCGCCCGACCACCCCGCGCGGGCTCGATCCACCGGACAGAAGCACGATCCCGCGGGACCGAAGAAAAACGCCCCACCGGAGCCGGCAGGGCGTTGTTTCATTGGCGAATTTTGGTAGCGGAGGAGGGACTCGAACCCCCGACACGCGGATTATGATTACAGTGCTTTTCATTCGATTTCAAAGCATTGCCGGAGAAAACCGCCATATGTCCGGCAACCAAAATCAATAACTTACGGCCAAGTTGGAAAACCCGACAGCCGCGTAGGTCGGGGGTGTTGGCGTGTGTATGCGCTACACAAAATAACGACAAAACGGCGCATTTGTCCTTGCGCCAAGCGACGAAACGACGTATAAAGAAACTGTGAGGGGCGGATGGGCCACCCCTCCAGACGAGAAAGGAGGTGAGACCACTGAAGCTTCCGAGGCGGTTCCGCTTCGCTCTCAAGTTCTTCGGCCTAGCAATCCGACTTGAGATCGACTGGTAGGAACCGGGGGAGGGTCGGAACACCGATCCTCCCCACCTCGGGAAGCGGCCCAGGGCTCACCTCCGATGGAGGATATATACCATGACGCTCGCGGAATTGATAGCCCTGCGCAAGGCGCTGGGCCTGACCCAGGAGGAGATGGCGACGCAGATCGGCCTCTCGCACCGGGCCTATCAGCGGATCGAGGCTGGAGAATCCGCGCTCCGAACCGTGCACACCCAGGCGACCGAACGCGCTGCCCTGCGGCACGCGATCGCACGCCGTGACCCGATGCTGGCGCCGGCGGCGATCCGGCGCGACGCGCTCGATCTGGCCCGGCTGATCACCGGAGAGCGCGCGGCCTAATCGGCCGCCCCGCACGCCTGGGCCACGTCCTCGGCGGGGTCCAGGATCAGATCCCATTCGGCCGGGGTCGGGTCTCGGCCGGCGGTGACGGCCTCGGCCAGCACGGCCTTGCCCACGTCGATCTGGACGGCGACACCGGGAATCGCCGGCAGCGCCAGGGCGACCCGCGCCAGCGCCGTCGCCTGGGTCACCGGCCCGCCGGCCGCCACCATCGGCACCGCCCGCGCCACGGTCAGCAACACCCGGCTCGTCAGCCCCAGCGCGAGCGCGAGCCCCTGACCGGATTCGGCCAGCGCCCGCACCTCCAGCATTGTCGCCGCCGCCTCGCACGCCGCGCGGCGCGCCGTCGGGCTGTGGCTGTGGGCCATCTCGATCAGCGGCGCCGCGTACAGCGCCGCCCGAAACGCGCGCTGTCCGGCCGTGTCGGCCGGCGCGAGGCGGTCGGCGGCCCGGTCGAGGGCACCCTCCCCACCCGCGCACGACGCCAGCGCCAGCGCGATCAGCGCGATCATCAAACTCCGCATATCCGTCACTCCTCTCCCAATCGGGTGAATCGCGTGCTCGCCATTTGTACGAGGCCGCCCAGCGCGCCCAGCACGATGGTGCCGGCAGCGACGATCAGCGTGCGCAGCGCGCCCTCGGCCTCACCGTCCAGCGGCAGCGTCGCGACCCACGGCCACCACGCGATCACCAGGTCGGCCGCCGCCGTGGTGACCGTGGCACCGCTGAGGCCACCGATGACCAGCCCGGAGCCGGCCCTCATGCGCCGACGGGCGCGGATTTCGCCGGGGATGGGCATGCCGTCCCCGCTCGCCGGCGCCGTCGGCACCGCCGTGGTCTCGCTCATGATGATGTCTCCCGTGATGATAGCCCGCCGCTGGCACCCCGCCGGCGGTCAGGCGAACAGTCGCGCGTCCGTCGCCGGATCACGGTGCCCGGTTGCCGACAGCCCGGCCTCGACCTGCCAGCGCTGGAGGGCGGCGCGGGTGCGCGGCCCCTCCTGGCCGTCCACCGCCCCGGGGGCGTGCCCCAGATCAGCCAGCCGCTGCTGGATCAGCGCCGCCTTGGCCGACGCGGACAGGGGTGCGAGCCTCGGCCATGGCCTAGCCCGCCAGCGCGTCAAGCGCCGCGCGCACGCCGTTCGCCGGCGGCCCGTCGCCCGGCATACTGCCATCGGGCGACAGGCCCAGCAGCGCGCGATAGTCGAACACCGGGCAGGTCTTGGGCGACACCTCGCAATGGCCGTGGAACGTCACCCAGCCGCCGTGGCTGCGGTCGATCGCGCGGCAGAGCGTCTGCACGCTGCGCAGGCTGGCCTCCGAAAACATCGTCAGGCCGTGAACCATGATGGCCAGCGTGCCCTTGTTGTGCCCACGCTGGGCCGCCGGCGCTCGCTCCAGCGACCGGCCGGGCAGGATCAGGCCGGTGGGGTCGATCAGCCAGTGATAGCCCACGTCCGACCAGCCACGCTGGCCGACGTGCCAATCTCGCACCGTTGCCACCAGCCCCTCGCCCTCATAGGCCGGGCCGGTGGCGTCGGAGGCGGAGCAATGCAGGAACACCCGGTCGATGCGGCGGCCGGGTGGCGTGTACCAGGTCACGGGGTCCTCGATCAGCGTGGTCACTCCCTGCCCTCCGGGTAGTAGTGATCCAGAACCCGCGTCACAGCACTCTCGATGCCGCGCGGGCCGAGCAGCGACACGATACCGACCAGCGCCGCCGTGCCGGGTTCGCCGACGTGCCAGCCGAGCCACTGGGCTGCGCCAGCCCCGACGACGGCACACAGAGCGGCGGTGGGGACCTCCCAGATCAGAGACCATGACCAGAGCCGCCGCCGGCCCATCTCGACCAGGCGATGGTGGTGCAGCGCGCGCGCCACGCCAGCCACCACCAGCAGCCACGGCGCCCATTGCAGCATCTCGCGCCATTCGGGGGGTGGGTGGTCGCTCATCGCGTCCTCTCTTTCATTCCGGTCGCCAGCAGCAACGCCAACGCCGGCCAAAACACAGGCTGCGCACCGCCGATCATGAACGTCGCGTCCTCAACACAGTCGCCCGGATCGGCATCGCGGAACACCAGTTGGCTCGTCTCCCAAGCGACCACCACCACGGCCCCGCCCCACAACGGCAACACCAACGCCAGCGCCGCGCCGACGCACAGGTGGCCAAGCTGGTTGAGGGCGTGCCCGACCGGGTCGCCCCTGAACGCCATCGGCCGCGACCAGAGCGTCAGCAGATACCGGATCACAGCAGCGCCGCCTGACGGAACAGGTCGTCGACCTGTTCGTCCGACCAGGCCAGCGCCGCCTGGGCGTCGGTGACGAATGGGTCGGAGCGCGGGATGTAGTTCGCCAGCGCCCAGTCCTCTTGCGCTGCGTCACTCAGTGTGCCGATCCAGGGCTTGACGTGCGTTTCCCAAATGCCGGCCTGCCGCAGCGCCCGGACAAGCTGGATTTTGGAGACCTGATCGGGCACCGGCTCCGGCGCCGGCGGCGGCGGCTCGGGGACCGGCTCGACGATCCACTCCGTGCCGTCCCAGCGTGCCCGTTCGTGGTCGGCCACGGCCGGCGCGGGGGCGTCGATAAAATCGGCGGCCGGCTCATGCGCCAGGGTGCCGATCAGGCCGGCGATAAACGCCGCATGGCGTGGCGTGCCGGCGATGGCATCCAGGTCCGCGCGGCTGTTGATGATGGTGCTCATCGCTCGATCTCCAATGCGGTCAGCAGGTGGTGGGCGTCAGCCCATTGCGCGTGCCCGCGCCAACTCGCGACAAAGCGGGCCAGGGCCTCGTCGTCGCCGCGCGCCCGCAACGCCCGGATCGCGCGCTTAGCGCCGGTCACGCTCTGCCGGCGCAACAGCTTGTGGGTGGGCCAGATCCGATAGCCGAGAAAATTGACGCCCCGCGTCACCGGCTGGACCGACCATTTCGACAGCCGCAGCCCCAGGGCCTCGCCGACGAACGCCACGATCCGCTCTTTCAGCGCCCGCAGCTCCGCCGCCGAATGGCCGAAAACCACCGTGTCGTCCATGTAACGGACAAAGTCGCGCCAGCCCTCAGCGATCAGCCAGCGGTCAAAGGCGGTGGCGTAGACGTTGGCATAAAGCTGGCTGGTCAGGCTGCCGATGGGGATGCCGCGCCCCTCCGGCGGCGTGATTTCCTCCATCAAGCGCAGGGTGGCGCGGCACGCCACCTTCTTCCGCAACATGGCGTGCAACCGCGCGCGGTCGATGCTGTAGAAGTAGCCCGCAAAGTCCACCTTCAGCACATGGACCGGGCCAGCGCGCCCCAGGTGGCGCATCAGGGCTTGCGTCCGCACCGCCCCCGCGTGCGTGCCCCGGCCGGGCCGACAGGCATAGGACTGATGGGCAAAGCCCTGCTCGAATATCGGCTCGATCACGTTGCACAGCGCGTGCTGGGCCAGCCGGTCGCGGAACGGCAGCGCCATGATCCGCCTGGGCTTCGGCTCGCGAATGGTGAATTCGCGATAGTCGCCGCGCTGGTATCGCCCGGCCGCCATGTCATCGGCCAGCCGCGCCAGGTTCGCCTCCGCGTGCTCCTTGAACTCCAGATAGCCGGGCGTCCGCCGCTTGCCCTTGGCCGTCTGGCGATAGGCCCGGCGCATGTTGTCGGGCGCCACGATCAGCGGCATCAGGTTTCGGTGTTTGGTTCCCATGACAATGCCGGCGGCGGGTTTCGATGTTGCGCTACTCCCCGCCGGCCCGGACCTCTCAATGTATTCGCCGAAGCAGGATGACGGGGCTGACCACCTGGATTGGAGGCCGGCGCCGGGGGCCGTAACCCACCGGCAGCGGAAATGGGCGGTCACTGCGGCCCCGCGCGCCGATGTTGTTGTTGGAGTTGCTCGGCGCGTTGTTCCAATTCGCGCAACGCGACCCGGAGTACGAGCCATTGTCCCAGTTGCCGCCGAATCGGGGCGCATGACGTATCCCCCGTCACCCTTTGCGCGACTTGGTCTTGATCCAGGCGCCGGTCATCCCGCCCACCTCCGCCAGATGGATCGAGCCCACCCGGTGTTGGTTCTGCGAGATCAACCGGCGGCCCGGATCGGCCAGGAAGCGCAACCAGAACCGCAGGGTCGCCAGCCCGGCATCGGCGGCGTACAGCCGCGACACCTGACCGCTTTTGCCTGCGGTAACGAATAGCCCCACCTGCGCGAACATGGCCCGCAAGAACTCGTCGCGGGCGATGCCGTGTTTTCTGGGTATGTTTTGCGCGATGGGATACATGTAGTTGATAAATCCCTCGTATTTCTCAATGATCGCCAAGTGGCGATAGCCGCCCAACTCGTCGCGAACCACGCCATCGTCCGCGCGGGGGCGGCTTTCGCCGCCCCTAGACATGGCACACGTGGTCACTGCGGCCCCGCGCGCCGATGCTGCTGCTGGAGTCGCTCGGCGCGTGGCTCCAAACCGCGCAACGCGACCCGGAGTACGAGCCACCGTCCCAGTAGCCGCCGAATCGGGGCTTATTGGGCTCTAGGTAATAGCTGCCGCGCCCTTCCGTGCTCGCCGACCATGACGAGCCAGAGCCGCTGCTGCCGTCGCCCAGCCCCCACTCCCACATGCAGCCGGTCGCCATATCCATGCCGCAGTCGCTTTCTCGCGCCGCGATGTATTGCGTGGTCACCGGATCCGACCCGATGGACGACGCCTCGGCGGATCCGTACCGCGCGACGCAGCTTTCGCCTTGCGACAACAACTGCTTGCCTTGCGCTACCATAACCTCATTGGCCTCGTACCAAGTAAAGCTGCCGTAGTTGGTCGTTCCATCACCACCAAACTTTGTTGGTATCTTCGGCGGACTGGCGTCATCGGCAATGGTCGCGCCATATTTACTTGTGCCGTTGGTGTCCGGGTCCGTGTTGCACGGGTAACAGTCTACCCAGGACGTTTCGTTCAAGTTCAGCACCATGCCGCGCGGGTCAGTGGCGGCCGGCCGAAACTTCAGGTCCCAGAAGCTGCGCGCCTTGATCTTTGGTTCGCCGTCATAATGAAACCCGCCGATCTTCCGCCAGCTACCAGCGCCGGGAGCGGCAGTAAAGCTGGCGTCGGCCCGAATACTGCCGTCGTCTTTTACCCAGATGGCGTAGTCCGTGCCGGCGGTGAGCGTCGGCATCGTGATCGCCGTCGCCGACGAAAACTCCACGATGGTTCCGGCCACCTCGACTTTCGTCCCGGCCTTGATTTCCGCCGTGCCGGCGCCTGTCTTGGTAAATGCGACCGCCTCCCAGTCAGCCTTGTGAAACAGGCCGTCCACCGCCGCGTCCGGCGTCAGCGCAGCGACTGCCTGCCCCACCCGCTCTGGCGTCCAGGCGTAGGGTGTGTCAGAGGTGCCTGCCTCGGCCTCGGCCTGGGGGACGACAGTGGCGTTGGAGAGGTCGGCATTGGCGGCCCGGCGCCCCGGAACCACCTCCACCCAGTCGGTCCCCTGCCGCAGCAGCAGGAGCGTCACGCCAGTCACGAGGTCCAGATTGGCTCCGTCCCGCAGGACAATTTGACCCAGCCCCCCGGCCGCGTGCTGGACCGTCACAACCCGCGCCGGGTCCGCCCCCCAAAGCGCCAACAGGGACCCCTCGTTCAGGTTGGCTTGGTCGATGTGCGCCAGCGTATCCGTGGGCGCGGCGGCCTCGGTATCCACGCTGTGGGCGCCGCCGGTGGGGGTGATCGCGTTTCCGTTGACGGTCAGTTCCGTCGGGGCACCGCTGCCCAGCCGCTCCGCAAGGAACCCAAGCAGCGGCGCCCACACTCGGGCGATACCCTCGCTACCGCTCATAGATGGGCTAAAAACAGACAAGTCCGGCAAGCTGCTCATCACACATATCCCTGTATTCGGGCGTCTACACTGGCCCCGGTTCCAGCCCCGGCGGTATTCAGCGCCTCCACCAGCGGGCCGATGGTCAATTTGTCTTTCACGCGGGCTGTGACGGCCGCGCCGTCGTCATCCTGTAGCGTCAGGTGGACCGCCTTGATGGCCGCCCATGGCGTCGCCGTCGGCAGGCGCGTGCCACCGGGCGCGATCACTACATCGGCCAGCACTTCCTCGCTGTCGGGCACGTCCACGATAAGGGTCAGCGCCTCAATCCGGGTTCGGGCCGACCCTGGCGGGCACGACAGGCGAATAGTGTAGGCACTGCGCGTGATCGGCATCCGCGCCGGGAGCGGACGCCAAGTCGGCGCGCTCTCCGGCCACCAAATGTCTTCGGTGTCGCCCGGCCACCACGCATCGGCCGTGTCGCCTGGCCACACGACAGCGGGCCAAACCTCCGCAATCTCCAGCGTGTACTCGCCGGGCGGCGCGGCCGCGACAGGTGCGGGCTCAGGCCCCCACGTATCGCCCACGTCTCCAGGCCACCACTCGTCACCGCTGTCACCCGGCCAGGACGCGCTGGGCCAACGGTTCGCGGTGTCCAGCGTGCCGTCCGGAGCATCGACCGTCACTGCCACCACCAGGTCGCCGGCACGCTCAGGCGTCCACAGTGCCTCATACATCAGCGGCGCGGTGTTAGACCCCCACCACACGCCATCCGTATCGCCCGGCCACCACGCATCGGCCGTGTCGCCCGGCCACCACGCATCCGTGATGGTCGCTGCGAGGTGGCCGTCCTCGATGGCGCCGCCGCTGATGGTGCCCGGCCACGTCGGATGCAGGGCCGTCTCCTCCACCACATTCGCAAGCACCGGATCGCCGAATCCATAGGTCAGCACAGCCGGCTCGGCCGACTCATTGCCGACGATGTCCACGGCCGTGACCATGATGCTGACGGTTCCGGACAAGCCGCCGATTCGGAAAGGCGGCGCTGAGACCAGGCCGCTATGCAGCAGCGCGGCGGCACCAAGCGCACGGGTCACGCCGGTGGCCGCGCGAATGCGGAACCCAGCCAAATCGGCGGGGGCGTTCGGGTACGGCCACGACAGCCAGTCGCCCTCCAGGTACAGTCCCGGCACGTCGGGCGGCAGCGTCGAAAACCCCACAATGGTGTGGCCGGTGACCGTGACCCATGGCGACACATCCCCGGTACGGGATCGCGCCCGCAGCCTCACGTCATAGGCCGCGCGTTCCTCGACCTCGCTCCAGACCAGGACCCCCACGCGGTCGGGCTGCCGCAGTGTGCCCATCCAATCGCCGCCGTCCTGGCGTCGGATTTGCCCCTCCACCTCAGTGGTCAGCTCCCCCCAGCCCCTGGCTATGCGATATGCCACACGCAGCGCGACCAGCAGGTGACCCGTGCGCCGGCGGATCAGTGCGGTTTCGTCGCTCCGGATGGACTCGATGACGGGCGCGGGCGGCACGCCCCATTGTACCGGGGCCGTGATCTGGCTCTGCCACGGCGGAATCGGCTCGTCCTCGGCCGTGAACACGCCTGGTCCATAATCCATCAGCGTCACGCGCGCCGACAGATCCGGTCCCGGGTCAATCGACCGGACCAGCAAATCCGCATGCGTGTGCCCGGCCGGGCCAAACGACACCAGATCGCCCTCGGTCGGACCCAGGGCTTCGGGGACCGCCACGGCAAAGGTCAGCGTCGAGACCAGCCCCGACCCCCCGACCAGGGACCGCGACAGCGTCGTGCTATCTGCCAGCGTGATCAGCACGGCATACGACGCGTCAGCAGCCATGGGCACGGCGGTATCGAGCCGCACCCCCGTGGCGACCGGGTCGCCGGTCTCAGGGTCAGCGCCCCCCAACACCTCCAGCACCCGGCCAGACGCCAGGCCGAACATGGGCGTCGAGTGGTTGACCGCCACCAGATCCCCGCGCTGGCACATCAGGTGCCGATAGGACGTGGTCAGGACGTACTCACCCAGGCGCAGCTTCATCTCCGCCAGGCGACGCCGACCGATACGCTGGATTTCCGCCGGGTCGTCGACGCCGAACATCTCGATGTCGCGGATTTCCGTGGCATTGGCGGCGCTATATCCGTCCGCGTACACGATCCGCTCGTCTTGATCCCAGCCCACATAGCGGTTGCGGAACGACACGCGCAGGCCATGGACCGGCTCTATATAGTTGTGCTTGCCGCTGAACTTCGCGCTGTTCCGCTCGGTGAAGACCTGAGCGTAAGAGTCGCGCGGCTCGTCCAGCCCCACCGTCAGCTGGCCGTCGGCGTCATGCCAATAGGCGCGCCCGGCCAGAGCGACATCGCCAAGCGCCTCCGACAGCGCGGTTTGGAAATCGTATACGGCGGCGAACGACCACCCGCGCGCGATGCACCGGTCCGCCCAGATTTCCAGCGCGGCCCAGTCGATTTCGCCGTCGTCCATCGGGTGCCGCAAATGCGGGCCGGTCGCCGCGTGCGCGAACAGGGCAGCGGGGCTCGAAGTGGCCCGCGTCACCCAGGCGGAGCCGTTCCAGTCCCGGCAAACCGTCTGCTGGATCGCGGACACCGTGTCCACGATGCCGTCCAGCTGGTCGCTGGCCTTGATTCTCAGAGCTGTCGCCGTCACCCACGGAATCGTGATGGGGCGATCCGCTGCGATGGACCGCACAGAGGTCCAGTAGGGCTCCCACGACACGTACTGACTGGTGCTGCGCCCGTCCTCCAGTCGGACCCGCACGTCATACGCGCCCTCTGCCAGGCCGCCGATGCGAAAGCCCCGGCGCAGCGTGTCCGCAGTGTTGGCGCGGATCGTCTTCGGGTACCCCGGCGCATTGCTCCATCCGCCACCGGTGGCCCTGCGATACTGGACACCGACGCGGACGCTGTACGCTCGCGTGCTACCTGTCTGTTCGTCAATCTCTCGCAGGCCAGCGGGAAACAGGAAGTCGCCCTGAATTTCCACCGTGCGCGGGTCGGTTGTGCGGTGGTGCCATGCCCCCTCCCTGGTCAGGGCCACCCGCATGGATTCCTCGGTCACCGCCCGAGGATACAAGCGGAAATATGGCACGTCGGCTGACCCCACGTGGGTCTCGACCTCGACGCCGTCGTACCGCCCGATTGGCGTGTCGCCGATGCGAATGTCGCTGATATCGTAGGCGCCCATCCCCCACAGCAGCAAAATGCGCAAATACTGGTCGTTGCCGACGACCTCGGTATAGGTCGGCGCTGCCAACGGCGGCCTGTGGCGGATGCGGCCCAGGACCAGCGGCACGCCGTCCCAGGGCCGAAGTTGGTTTCGAGCCCCGGTCAGGCTGGGGCTGCGCCGGCCAGCGGCCAGCGCCGCCGGAGACTGCCCCCCGGATGACCGGTTCGCGCCCGCAGCGGACAGGTTCAGCTTCGGCTTCTGCTGGGGAATCAGCATCTTGCCGAGGAATGAAATCGCGCCGGACGCAAGCGCACCCAACACGCCGGCCAGCGTGGCGCCAAGGATGGCGGAGGTCGCCGCTGTCACGGCCGCGCCAGCGACCGACGCCACGACGCCGATGGCCAGGGCGGCGATAGGCGCGCCGACGTAGGCCCGCACCACCACGCGGCACCCCGCTTTGGGCCGCGCCCCGCCCCATCGGTCGCGCGGGACGATCCACACCTGCCGATCCCGCTCAATCGCCACCGAGACATGGCGCCGCAACTCGGCGCGGGGCTGGACACGCTCCACCACCTCCGACAGGGACAGGCCGGCCGGCAGCCACAGCCGCACTCGCTCCGAGCGCAGCGGGTGCGGGCGCGCAATGACCTCGACCTGGGCCTCGCCCGGCGGCAGCACCTCCACCGCATCCGGGCGCACGGCGTGCGCGACCGTCGTCACCCCTGCCATCGGCCGACCGCCTCCATCCGCTCCTGCCAGACCACGCCGAGGTAGCGGCGGCGCAACGGCGTCACCGTGGCATCAATCCCGCGATGGACGTGCAGCATCGTTTTCGCGTCCACCATCACGCCCATGTGGCCCGGCGTGCCGTCGGCGTAGCGCAGCAGGGCCACGTCGCCCGCGACGGCCTCCGCCTGCGGCACCTCCCGCCACAATCGGCGCCGGTCACCGTCGATCAGACCCAGCACCTCGGCGCGGTCCTCTGCGGTGGCATAGGTGTAGTCCGGGAGTGCGGCCCCCAGCACCTCGGCATAGACCAGGCGGATCAGCCCCCAGCAGTCGCAGCCCGTGCGGTCGCGGCCGCCGTCGCGGTAGGGGATGCCGGCATAGCCGCGTGCCCAGCCCACCGGCCACCCGCTCATCACGATTGTCTCCAGGTCGCCGGGAACGCGCCGGGTGTGATCAGCACGCCCAGCAGGTTTTGTTCTTGTCCGCTGCGCTTGCCGATCTGGCCGACCAGCCGGAGGCCCTCGTATTCCACATGATGCAGCTCAAAATTACTGTATGCCGCCTCAACCACATCGGGCTGAGACGCCAGCACCACTTCCATCGTCACCGACGGCGGTGTCGCCACGGATCGCACCAGGGCCAGGGCGCTCTGATCCACCACGCTGATTTCGATGCGCGCGGTTGGGGCCTCGCCCTCGATCTGGCGGGGCAGTTGGGGTGCCATGTAGACGCCACGATAGGTCTCGCCACGACTGACCGTGTCCACGGCGTCGTCACACAGACGGGCAGGTGCCGCGAAGTCCTCGTGCGCTATTGTGACCAGCGTCACGAACACCTCATCCGTCTGATCACGGGCGGCGGCAGCGGTGAGCGCGGCAGACACGGGCCTCATGCCGGCCACACCAGCATGGGCAGCGTCAGGCGGCGATACATCGGCCCCACAAAGGCGCGCTTGAACTTTTCGCGGAACTGCAAGGTTGCCGGGCCGGCCGCGGGAAACGCCGGATCCACCCAGGAAAACTTGAGCGCGCCGAACGCCAGATCGCCGGTCCAGAACGCCACGAATATGGCGTCCTGATCCGGCGTCACCAGAATGGTGCCGGTCACAGGGCGGACCGCCACGGAATAGCGCGGGCGGGTCTCCGGCGCGCCAGCGTCCGTCGGGTCGCGGTGGGTGTTATCAGGCCCCTCGTCCTGATACCCGGAGACCTCCAAGCGCTGCGGCAAACTGGCTGGCCAGGTCGGCATTCGCCCGCCCTCCTATCGCGTCGTGCCCGGCGCCACGCCATAGGCTTGGCGCATGGTCGCGCGCGTGCGGGGGCCGGCCGCCAGCGCGCCCGCGACTTGCTCGTCCATGAACACGTCGATCCGGTTGCCGCGCCGTTCGACGCGGGGCTGGCGCTCGCCGTCGCCGTGCACGTGGACCTCGACCACTGGTGGCGGAACCGTGATGGCCATCGGCTGACCGGCTGGCGTGATGCGCTCACCAACTTCCGCTATGATCGGCCGTTCGTTCGGCGCCAGGCCAACGATACCGCCCGTATGGTAGCGCGGCGCGCCGATGAAGATGTCGCTGTCCACCCAACGCTGCGGGGCCGCGCTCGACCCGACAATGCCGCCGTCGTGCAGAACCGGCGCCGGGACAGACAGCGACGACCCGCCCCAGTTCATGTTCCCCGTGCTGCCGTAGCCAGTCTGTGAAGGGCCGAAAAGGTCATCGAACAGACCGCCGAACAGATCCCCACCGGTGGGCAGGTCGGTGCCGAGCACGGCGTTTTTCAGCGGATTGATCATGCTCATTTGGAGCATCATGTTGTTGATGTCGGTCAGCGCCGCCGTGGCCACGTCCCACAGGCTGGTAAACCCGTCCTCGCCGACGCGGGTCATGTCCATGATCGCGCCGCCGACGGCATCGAACGTGCTTTCGCCGACCCGCCCGACCTCCCGCAGGATGGGGGAGGCATCGCGCAACGTCTCGTTGGCGGCCTCGGCGGCCCGCCCATAGGTCTCCTGGCTGATGGCGCCGACCGCCAGCAGTTCGTTCAGGCGGGCGACTTCGTTGTTGTAGGCCTCAAGCGGGGTCCGCATCTGTTCATGCAACGCGGCGCCGGCGCGCAGCGCGGCTTCGCGGTTAGCTGCGGCCTCGCGCTCCCGCCCGATCATCTCGACCCGCATCCGCACCAAATCCGCCTCGGCCGAGCCCGGCGCCACACCGGCCTCCAGTTGCGCGGTGTACACCTCTCGCGCCAGCGCAGCCTCCTCCAGGCTCAGGCGCTCATCGACCAGGGCCTGGGTATAGCGGGCCTGCACCGCCACCGCCTGGCCGCTGGTGTCCAGCCAGCGCTTCAGCGCGTCGGTCTTCGCGCCGGCGCTGCTGGTGCTGCTGTCCAGCGCGGCGGCATGCTCGCGCTCGGCAGCGGCCATGGCCTCGATATAGTCGGCCGTGCCGGCCTCATAGGTCGACGCAATCAGGGCGCGCCTCTCCGCCAGCAAGGCATTGGCGCGCGCGACGGGATCGGCCTGGCTCTCGATCAGGGCGGCGATCTCGGTTTCCGCCTGGGCCTGCTGGCGCGCCGCCGCGACCGCCTCACGGGTGGCGGCTGCCTCGGCCTCCAGGGACAGCCACCGCGCCCTGCGCTGGATCAGCTCATCCTGGATCGCGTTGATCTCGGCCTCTTTCTGCCGGATCTCCCGCGCCCGCGTCTTCCCGGCCCGATTGTCGACGATCTGCGGGGCCGTCTCCTTCAGCGCGGCGAGCGAGGCCTGGTCGTCCGCCAACTGCATTTGCAGCGTGACGGTCTGCCGGTCGCCGATCTCGCGCCACACGTCCAGCAGCCGCGCGCCGGCGGCGGTGGCCTCGGCGAACCAGCGCGCCAGATCAACCAGCACCGGCCCCAGGGACACCAGGGCTTTGTTCAGCTCGACCTCGGCAATCTGTTGCATGAGCCGCAGTTGCCTGTTGGACTCGCGCGCCTGCTCGACCAGATCGGCCTCGTAGACCAGCCCCAGCTCGCGCGCCTCCTGGCGAAGCTCGCGCAGGGCGGCCGCGCCGGCGTTCACCAGGGCCGCAAACTGCTCGCCACCTTCGCCGCCGAACAGCTCGTCGGCCAGCCGCAGCCGGCTGGCGGCGTCCATTTCGCCCATGCGGGCAATCACGTCCTCCAGCAGGGCCGGGGTGTCCCCCAGCATCTGGTTTAGCTCCGCCGCCGAATAGTCCAGGTCCTTGAACGCGTCCGCCGCCGGGCCGGCGCCGGTGTCGGCGAACTCGTCGGCGCGCATCGACAACTCTTTTAGGGCATCGGTCAGGGCGCCGGTCGTTACGCCATACCGCTGTGCGGCGTAGCTCAACTCCTGATAGGCCTCGACACCCACGCCAGCGATGCTGGCCTCACGGCCCAAATCGGCCACGTCCGCCAACGCCTGCTGGGTGGCCTGGCTCAGCTCGCGTGCCGCCAGCACAGCGCCGCCGAGGCCGGCGGCCGCGACCAGCCCGGCCGGCCCCAAGCCGCGCAAGGCCATGCCCAGGGCGCCGCCCTGCACGGCCAGATCCTCCAGGCCATCGCGGGCCCCCTCGCCGGCCCGCGTCAGGGCCACGAGGCCGCGCCCGCCACGGTCAGAGGTCGTCCTGAGCTGGCGGCCCAGGCTTTCCGCATCCCGCTCCGACCGCCGCAGAGCGTTCGCCAGCTGAGGGGCCGAGTCCTCGATGCGCGCGAACGCCTGGGCGCCAGCAGGCCCCAGGGCCTCCAGGTCGCGGCGTAGCTCGTCGACGCCCTCGGACGTCAGGCGAAAGCTGATCCGTTTTGCCATCTATCAGTCCGCCTATCAGTCCGCCGCCTGTGAAATCATCCGATCAACCAGCCCCGGCACGCGGTCGGCCCACCGTGACCAGACCGCCTCCGGGTCCACCACCTGCGCGCGCCGCACCTGCGGCAGCAGCAAAAACATCGGCACAAACCCCCGCGAAAGCGCAGCTTCGGTGCGTCGCGCGCGGCCGGACCCGAGCACCACCTGCTCCAACCGGCCAGAGCGACCGCGCGTGAAAAAGTCGCCCGCCGTCGCCACGTCACGGACGCGGCCGGATTTCTGCTGTCGGCGCTGGCTGCGATGGACCCGCACGCACCACAGCAGCCCTCCGCCGCGCATCGGCAGCGTGAAGGTCTGGCCTCGGCCGGCCGCCGCCATCCGCTCCGTGGTCACCAGCACACGATCCCCGCGCCCCCGGTGCCCTCGCGCCACGTTGAAGCCGGTCGGCACCGCCAGATAGCGGCCCCGCCGTGGCAAAATCACGCTGTCGCTGCCCAGGACGGACGACAGGATGTCGTCAGCGGCGCGACCACGCGAATGCAGTGTGCCGGCGGCGCCGAGGCTGACGGTGTGTTTTGGGAACACCTGCCCGCCCAGCATGTTGCCCACCTTCGGGCTCATCCCGGCGCCAGTGATCGCCTGCCTGATCTCTGTCTTGGCCCCGTCGGCGGCCAGGCGCATCGCCTGAGTCACCGCCCAGGCCATGCCCCGCTCGGTCTCCCTGGCCCAGGCGCCGATATCGCCGTCGAGTTTCGCCGTTACCATGTGCTACCATCCCGCGCTTTTTTCAGATTGCCCCCGGAGACCGCCATGCGCGCACCAGCTTTCTCCGCAGCCTTGCTGGCTCTGACTCTGCCCTTCCTTGCCCTTGCGGCCGATGACGCACCCGGCGACCGAGCTTCCTGGCGCGACATTTACCTCGGACAACCGGCCGATGACGCGGCCGAGATACTGGACGGCATGACGCCACGCGGCGGCGACGCACCCGAACGAATCCGCGACGACACCATCGTCCGTCACGACGTCCTGATCGGTGGCGGCATGATCGTGCCGCAACTCCTGCCCGACACACCCATAACCGGCACCGTCGACTTGGCCGTAAAGGACGACCGCATCGCTGGCATTTTCATCTCCGCCAATCTGCCCCTCAGCAGCTCGGATGGTTTGACCCGCATGCAAGAGATGGATTGGCACTGGTCCTGGCTGATGGACTCGCTCGCCATGCGCTACGGCCCGCCGCTCCGTGTCACCACCGAGATCGGCAACTATCATCTGGACCCCTGGGTGGGCCGCGCGATCTGGCGCCTTCCCGGCGGCGCCATGGCCCAGGCCGGCGTCCGCTACCCAGGCTTGGACGACGCCAGGTATCATTTCGAGATCATCCCCTGGCTCGGAGACGCGATGCCCTAGCCGCTACCGGTCACCCCGCTCCGGCTCAAGCGCTCGCGCGGCGCCCTCCATCACGGACAGCGCAGCCATGACGATGGCCGGCTGTTCGGCCGTGCCGCCCCCAAACGGCAACGGTCCGGCACCCATGCCACCGCCACGCCATTGGACCCAGATGCCGATCAGGCCCAGCACGTCGGCGGGCAGGGAGCGGGCCGGGTGCTCGACCAGCCCCTCCAGCGACAGGGCCGGCACGCTGTAGCCTTCCTCGGGCGGCGGCTCGTCAGGCCCGCCGAACGCGGCCGGCGCCACCGCCCAGGCCGCCGCCCATCTCAGTTTTTTGCCGTCGCCTCCGGCGGCGCCATCAGCGCCCGCGCGCGCCGACCGATGGTCACGCGGTGCCCGGCGCTCAGCCGCCCGGCGGCGGTTTCCTCCATCAGACCATCCAGCCCGCGCGGCGGCGCCGAGGCTCCGCCGGGGATCTGCTGCCAGCCCTCGACCAGCAGGCGGGCGGCGCACAGACCCTCGATCTGCGGATAGACCTGTTCGTCGCCCATCATGTTTGCCAAACGCGGATCGTGCTCCTGACAGACGCGCAGCAGCGGCGCCACGGCCTCGTCGGCCTCGGCGAGGGCGGCGAACGCCGTGCGCGTTTCCTCCGCACCCCAGCCCTGCGCCTGGCCGGTCTCCAGCCAGGCCGTGAACGCGGCGGCGTGGTCCTCCAGCGCCGCCTGCCAACCATCCACGTCGACGGCGTGCCCCTCGGGCAGCGCAGCGCGCAGCCGCGCGAACGACGCCTGCAGCGCCTGGCCCATCGCCGCCATGCCATGACGTCGCCCACCAGCCGCCGCGATCAGGCGATCCAGCCTGATCTGGTCGGTCACACTCGGCGTGCGCAGCCAGACGCGTCGGCGCGCCGGCTCCGGCAATGCAGTGTCCTGGGGGTCGTCGACGGCGTGCCGGTCGGCCGGATGCGGCAGCACGGTCTCGGCGTCATCCCGCATCACCACCTCACCACACACAGATGCGAATGGCGTCGTCATTCCGCGACGCCTCGAACGCGATGCCCTCGGCCGCCAGCCCCTGCAGGTCCTCGCGCGTCACCTCCTTGAGGCGAGCGCCGGCCAGGAACACGCTGATGCGATTTCCGGCGCTCGGCCCCCAACTGGTCCAGATCGGCCACGCCGTCGCCGCCAGCCAGTCGGCCATCGCGTCGCGCGTGGACAGCGCCGCCATGCGCGGCGTGATGCGCCCCTCGGGCTCGCGGGCAATGACCAGCCCCCGGTCGGTGCCATAGGTCGCGGCCGGGTCCTCCGGCAGAATGATCCGGTTGCCCATCTGAAACGACAGCTCGCCATAGGCCACGGCACCGCCGTCCGTATAGGCCTGCGCCGCCTGCAGCGGCCGGGCGATTCCGGACGGCGTGGTCGGACTCGGCCGCGTCACCTCATCGTCATTGCCGGCCAGCGCGCCCTGCAACTGGACCTCCAGCGTCGCCAGCCGACGCGGCTGGAGCTGAAGTCGGAACGTCCCCACCAGCCCGACATAGCGGCGGCGGCGGCTGTCGCCCCCGACCTGCCCCTGATAGTGCGCGGCGCGCAGGGTCTCGTCGGCCTCACTGGTGGGCGCGTACAGCACATTGACGGGAATCTCGTACTCCGTCGTCGCATCCGGTGTGGTGTCCCAGGCCGGCGTCACCGTCGCCACCAGGGTGGCGCCGTCATAAGCGCTGATGACCCGCGTCTGGCCGCTGCCGGTGCCGGCCGTGGTGACGATGGGCATGCCGACATAAGCGCCGTCCGTCGCGCTGGCGCCCAGCGCCAGAGTGATGCTATCCGCCGTCCCGGCGTCCGCCGTCCCGGTCACGGCCGCCGCCGTGATCGTCTCGCCCATCCCGCAGGCGCGCAACAGCCGGCCCCAGTCCGGCGCCACGCCGGCGGTGCCGGTGCCGCACAGATAGGTCTGCACCCGCAGGCTGCCGTCGATCCCGCCGGGCAGGCCCTGGTCCACGTCCAGCTTGCCGGTCGCGTATTCGGTCTGGATCCAGTCCAGATTGAGGCCCGGCTGCGCATCCGTCGTCCGCACCATGTCGGTGGCTGGATCCGGGTCAGACCAGGTCTCCGCCGGGGTGGTTTCCAGCTCGGCCAGCAGCATCTGGTCGCGCGTGCGATAGGCGCCCATGGTCAGGTCTCCTCAGTGTCGCGGGTCGCGCTCAGGTCGCGAAGGTTTCCGGCGCGTCTTCGCGCCCGACATAGGTCATCGTCCAGGTGATCTCGTGACCGGCGATCACATCACTTCCGGTCAGGGCGCCGTCCAGCGGCCCTCGGCCGGCCTCATCCACGGCCACTAAGGGCATCGCGGCATCGGCCAGCAGACCAGCAGGCACCGCCGCCGCAATATCAGCCGCCAGGGTCTGGGCAGCGGCCAGCGCAGCGGCGCGGGTGGCCCCGTTGGCGGCCACCTCGACGGCCACCGTCAGCGGCACCAGCACGGCGCCGGTCGTAAATTCCTCCGGGGCATCGCGGCCCCGGTCGAACACGGCCGCACGCGGCAGCCCGCCGTCGTCGATGGCCGTCATGGGCCGGTCGTCAACCGGCAGGGCCGGGTCTGTCCGCACCCCGGCCACCAGGGTGGCGACGGCGGCCAGAATGGTCTCGGTCGCGGGCGTGGTCATGGCCCCTCCCGCACCACCGGCGCCGACCAAAGCAGGCCCTCGGCGTCACGCTCCGGCGCGCCCGTGATGCGCCAGACCACGCCGTCGACCTCCAGTGTGTCGCCGCGTGACAGGGTGGCGACCTCGGCCGTGCGCACCTGGGCGCGTGCATCCCCGGTCACCACGTCCAGCCCGCCGCCCAGGCCGCCGTCCGTCAGCGGCGCCGACCACAGCACGGCCACCGCCACGCCGTCCCCCGCGCCGGCGGCCCGCCACAGGGCGGGCACGCCGAACGCCGGGTCGTCGCAGATGGCATCGATGGCGTCAGACCAGAGGGTCACGATCAGGCGACCGTGCCGACGCCGGTGTTGATTTTGACCAGGACCGTGGTCGTGGTCGCGGCGGCATCCTCCCAGGCCGTGCAGGCGCCAGAGACGTCGCCGGTCGCAGGCGTTGCCTGATCGTCCTCGCACGCCCCCTCGCTGGCGTCCCAGATGACGCTCTCGCCCTGGGCGATCACGGCAGCCGACACCTTCGGCAGCGCAAACACGCCCTCCATGACGACCGTGCCGCTCGCGCCGTCGGCAATATCGACCGCCGCGACGCCGATCTGGCTGCCGACCACGACCACATCACCGGACGACACATCGGCGCCGGTGTCGTTGGTCCATGTGAGGGACCGGCCCTCGTATCGGAAATTCTTCATCGTCTCGTCCCTTCATGCGAACGGGGCGGCCAGCGGCCGCCCCATAAAGGCATCACGTGATCGGCGCGCGCCTACGTGCCGGCGTTCTTGTACGCGCCCCGGTGATCCACCGGGGCGGCGGCGAAGTCCAGCCAGGTGTCATACTCGATCCCCATCGGATCGGCGGTATCGCGCTGGCGAAGCTGCGGCCCCGGCGCCCCCTCCAGGTAGGCAAACACGATGGTCGCCAGCGCGGCCGGATCGACCATCAGATACCAGGCCGTCGCGCTGGCGGCATCCAGCAGCGGCTCCACCACCAGTCCCAGGGACCGGTGGCTGCCCGGCACCACATTGGCCGACGTACCCGGCACCAGAGTGTCGGACAGGTACTGCTCCGCCGTGGTCTCCAGCGCCGCCGGCACAATCAGCAGGCGCGGGGTATAGTTCAGCGTGTTGCCGTCAATGGACGTTTGGGTCCGAATCGCCTCCTTGCCCTTGCCAACCGCCGTCGCGCTGATGGCGGCGGCGGACGAAGCCAGATTTTTGTGGCTCGCAGTGTGGAACAGCGCCACACCGTCGGACAACGCGGTGTTGTTGGTGACAACACCCCACACCTTTTTATTCTCATACCGCGCGGCCGCCTGGCCGGCCTTGCGGGCCAGGTCGGCAAAGCTGCCGAGATCGTCATTGATCAGAGCCTGACGGGTCAGGCGGAGGCGCCGACCGACCGTGGTCAGCGTCAGGCTTTCGCTCGACTCGCTCAGGCTGCCCTGCTGCAACTCACCGTGTTCGTTCAGCTCGGCGAAGTCCGGAAAATCGCCGTCCCGCACCAGGGTCTTGGCGCGGAAGTCGGGCGCGCTCATTTCGCGCGCGATCTGGCGATACGTCGTCGGCGCCATCTCGTAGGCCGCCATCAGCATCCGGTTGCCGGTGTCCTGCAGCAGAATGGGCAGATCCGACGTCGTCATCGCGCGGGTGATGATCTCCGGCGTCCGCTCGCGGCGGCCGACCCGCTCCCCGCGCGCCGCCAGCAGGTCGCGCGCCAGATCGGCCACCGACAGGCCGACATACTCGCGCGAGGCCTCCGGCACCTCGGCGCCGGTGTGCCGCGCGGCCAGGGCATCCGTCATGCGACGCACCATCACGGCCGGGTCGTCGCCGGACTCGTCACCGGCCTGCACCACCACGCCGCGCGTGGCCGGCTGGCCGGGCTGATCGGCGAGGCGGTCGATCATGGCGGCGCGCGCCTGATCCAGGGTCACGCCGTCCGTGACCAGGCCGTCGGCGACCGAGCGCTCCAGGCCCAGCGTCTCCGCCGCGCGGTAGATACCGGCAATGCGGGCGCGCTCGGCCAGCACAGGGTCATCCTGACCGGTCGGCCGGGCCTGATGACGGGCCGGCGCTTCCGGCCGCTGGCTGGTCGCGCCACCGGGCGCGGCGCGGGTCTCCGAGGTCTCGGCCGTGCGGGTCTGCGCGGTCGGCTCGGTGCCGTGCCCGTCGGTGCCGGGCTGAATGTCTTTCGGATCCATGTCTCGCTCCTCATGGTGTGTGGCACCCGGCCGCCGGTCGATGATTTCGCAGGGATGGGTTTGGTCCGCGCCCCCTGCTGCGCGTGTGCCGGCCCCGGTATCGGCCGGAATCGGGACCATGGAGATCTCGGCGGGCTCCCAGTCCACGGCCGTGCGGACCTCGACCTGCCCCTCCTCCTCGATCACCTCATAACGCCGGACCTGGTAGCCGACGCTGACATTGCGGATAATTCCCGCCTGGATGTCGCGCCAGTACGGCTCGACGTCTTCGCGGTCCGAAAACCGCAGGATGGCGCGGCCTTCGCCGTTGGCGATCCAGGCCCGCTCGACCACGCCGATGATCTGGCTCAGGTCATAGCGGCCGTGCGTGTTGAGCACCGGCGCGCCGGCGTTCAGCCGGCCCAGATCGACATGGGCCGGGTCCACGCTCAGCCGCTCCCGGTAGCGAACTTCGCCGTCCCACCAGCGGCGTACCACCTCGGCACCGGTGGTCCAGACCACCTCGACCGTGCGCGCGTCGGCGTCAACGGTGTCCGGTGCGACCGGTGCCTCGCGCGAGCGCATGGGCAGGTCGTGGACCCGCCGCGTCTGTTCGACCGGCCGCTGGGCCGGCGCTCCATCAGGCATCGTCTGCGTCCTCCTCTTCGGTGACTTCCGGCGCGTCGGCCTCCGCCGGGCTTCCGCCCGCCGCACGCGCCTGCCCGGTCGTGGTGGTCTGGCTCGGGTCGCTGTCCAGCACCAGGCCGGACGCTGCCAGGGCGTCCCGCACAGCCGCCAGCTCGGCCAGGTGCTCGTCCCAGTCCCGACCCCTCGCCCGCACCGCCTCGGCCAAGGTGCGCCGACCCATGCGCAGGTCGCGCTGGATCGCCGCACCGTCCTTCTGCGGGTCGACCATGGCGCGCTCCGGGGCGATCCAGTCGGCGCCGATGGACCGCGACCGCCGCCCCATGGCCACCAGCAGGTCGTCGACCCGGCGCCACACCGGCCGGCACAACTGATGCGCGATCATGTGCGCCTGCCAGACGTCGACCTGCGCCCACAGGTCCAGCTTGCCGGCGCGCAAACTGCTGTAGTTGGCCTGCCGCAGATCGCCGGTCAGGCCGTGATAGGGCAGGCCCAGGCCGGCGGCGATCAGATGCAGCTGCATCGTCAGCCATTCGGCGTCACCCTCGCTGCCGCTCGGGTTGGCAAAGCTGACCGCCTCGTCTTCGCCCAGGTAATAAATCGCGCCCGGCGCCATGGACTCCAGGCGGTTGCCGGTGCGATCATCCGTGGTCGGCGTAGTTAGAGGGCCGTCCGGATTTTGTTTCGTCACGAACGCGGCAAAACACGCCTCGATCTTTTTCTTGACCAGGCGCGCGTCGTCCAGATCATCGACATCGCGCATCTTCATCAGGACCGGCGCAAACCACGGCACGCCATGCACCTGGCCGGGCCGGCGAATGTCAAAGACCGGCAGGATCCATTTGGCGGCGACCCGGCGCGCCTGTCCGGCCGTCCGCCAGACCACGTCGCCGGGGTGCTCGTCATGCAGCCAGTAGGCCACGCGCCGGCCGGCCGCATCGAACTCAACGCCCTGGATGATGGCGCCGCCGCCGGGCAGAACGCGGGTCTGGCTCAGATCGATATGGTCCGGCTCCAGGACGCGGAGCTGGATCGGCACCCGCAGGCCGTCGCGCGACGGCCGGGGAATGATCTGCACCAGCGCCTCGCCGCTCTCGACCACACAGCGCGCGACCTCCATCTGGATGGCGCCGAAACTGCGCAGGCCCTCCGGATCACACTCCTCATCGAAACGCGCCCAGTCCTCGCGGATGCGGGCGCGCTCGGCCGGGTCGGTGGTGCGCGGGCTGGCGCGCAGGCCGGTGCCGACCATGTACGTCGACAGCTTGGCGACCGCGCTGGAGGCCAGCGGATTGTTGCGCACCGCGTCGCGGGTACGGGCGCGAATGCGATGCAGCGCCGGGCCGACCTCGGCATTGGCGCTGCCGCTGGTCGCCGTCCAGCCGTCCGTCCGGCGGCTCACCCGCGCGGCGTCATAGCCCCGCGTCGCCGCCACCTGGGCCACCTCGCGCAGCGTCAGGCGGGCATGTGCCCGGCGCAGTGCCGCACGCGGCGCAAAATAGCCAATCGCCCGATCCAGGCCGGTCAGGATCGGGCGAGGGGCTGTGTCAGGGCGGGGCATGGTGGCCTCAGTCGCGGCGGTGTGTGGCGTAGGACACGCGGGTCGGCGCAGCGCCGGCCTGTTCGGCCAGCTCGGCGCGCACGGTGCGGATGGCCTCGCGCAGCTCGGCCGTGCTACGATACTCAACGGTCTTGCCGTCGACCGTCACACGGGTCGTGCCGCGCGCCAGCGCCTGCTGTAAACGCGTCAGATCGGCCTCGGTGTACGCCATCCTCAGCGCTCCGGCGGGGAGCGATGGCGCGGCGGGTTTTTGGGCCCCTCCGCGCTGTGTGGCGGCTGATATCCGCTGCCCCACTCGGCATAGGTGACCTCACGCTCTGCGCCCTCATCGTGTCTTTTGTCGGACGGGCACGCCCGGCTGAGCCACATCAGCACGCGCCGTATCATCGTCGCCTCCCCATCCAGTCGTCGCGGCGCGGCAGCCAGCCACCGCCCTGGCCGCCCTCGGCGGGCCGGGATGCGGGTGCCGGGCGGGTCTGTTCCGACGCACGCCGTGCGTCTTGCGGCTCGACCGTCCTGACGGGCGCCATCGCTCGCTGCGCCAGGTCGTCGGCACGGCCGGCTGCGGGGGCGCCGCGCTCGGCCTCCACCTGTGCCCAGTCATCCTCGGTCAGCGTCGCCAGCCCCAGCCGATAGGCCAGCGCCAGATTGTATCGCCGGCAGTCGTGGTAGTGGTTGGCCTCGCGTATCGCGACCCATTCGCGGCGCGCCACGCCCTTGACCGTGCGCGTCGTCAGGGCCTCGGCGGTCAGCTGCTGGAAATACCCGGCGTCGAGGAACGCGCCGAAGTGGCAATAGCCCGGCGGGTCATCCTCCGCGCCCTCGCGGACGCCGGCCTTGTGCAGGTAGCCATAGATCTCGGCCGACAGGCCCCAGGTGCCGACGCTCCACACCTTCAAGCCGCGCCGCTTGGTCTTGCCGCCCCATGTCACGTCCTGGGCTGCCGGCGTGCCCATCGGTGGCCGGCTCCAGCCCGGCACACCCTTGAGCGCATACGCTTTCGGATGTCGGCGCACCCAGGCATAGACCGCCGTCGTGGCGTACCCGCTGTCCACGCCGATGGCGTCGGCCGCCATCGTGGTCCCCCAAGCCGTCGGCCAGTGCCGCTCGGCCAGGGTGTCCAGCGCGTGCCAGGCGCTGCCGCCGGGCTCGCGCGTCTCGCCGGGCAGGAATCGGGCCTCGACCACCCAGCTCCGGCGTTCGCGGCCCCAGCCCACGACCTCGACGTACAGGCCGTCCTGCTGCACATCGACCGCCATGGTCAGCACCAGCGCGCCATGCGGCACCGTGCCGGCCGGATAATCCACCGTGCGGGCCAGCAGCCGTTCCCATTCCGGAGCGTCACCGCGCGCCTCCCAGGCCTGCCCCAGCCACAGATTCGTGAACGTCTTGAGTTTGGCCGGGTGGTCCTTGGCGGCCAGGAAGGCCACCGCGATGTCATCCCAGCGCACCAGCAGACTATGCAGGGCGTCGATGTGATAGCTCGGGTGCCGTCCCGGCTCGTCGGCCTCGGCCACCCAGCGGCCGGTCTGGATCATGGGCCGGCGATGGTGCTCCTCGATCACGCCGCCGCAGTGGCGGCAGACATAGTGCGCCTGGTGCGGCCAGCTGCGCTCGAACTTCAGGCCCCAGGCCGAGTCCTCGCCGCCGAACTCCAGCCGCTGATACTCGCCGCAGTGCGGGCACGGACAGTGCCAATAGCGCTGGTCGCCGGCCTCGAACGCGGCATCGACGCGGCTGCCGCCCTTGATCGTCGGTGTGCTGCCCTCGATCCGCTTCCAGTCACCGCTGGCCAGGTACGACATCTGGCGCGCCGTCACCATCTCCAGCGGATCGCCCTGGCCGTCCAGGTCGGCCGGCCACTCGTCCACCTCGTCGCACAGCGCGTACTGAATCGTTTTCGACCGCAGGTCGGCGGCCGAATTGGCGCCGGTGATGACGATGGAGCCGCCGGGGAAGCGCTTCGACAGCGCGGTCGACCCACCGCTGGAGCGACTGACCTGACGGCGCACCTTGCGCCGCAGCGTCGGGGTCTCATCGATGGACGGCTGCAGTTTCTCCCGGTTGAAGTCCTGCGCCGCCGGCACCGTCGGCAGCACCATCATGGTCCGGGTCGGCGCCACGTCGACGATGTAGCCCAGCCACGCCTGACCGATCTGGGTGAATCCGGTCTGCGCCGACTTGCGGACCACGACGCGATTGGTCGCCGAGGCTGGCGCCAGGTGATCCAGGATCTCCGGCAGGTACGGCGTCAGGCTCGGGTCCCAGGTCTCGCCGGCGCGCGGGCCGTCCGGCACCACCAGCGTCTGCGCCGCCCACGCGCTGGGCGCGATGTCCGGCGGCGGCGCCAGGCCAGCGGCCAGGGCGCCCAGAACGACGCCGAAAGCGCGGGCGCGGTCCATCAGGCGTCCTCCCCGTCGTCATCGGTTTTGCCCAGCGCAGCGTCCAGCCGCAGGGCTTCAGCCATCTGGGCGCGCAGCTCGCGCGCCTGGTCCCGCATCAGGCGGCGCACCGCCTCCACGCCGCCATCGCGAGCCGCGGCGGTGATTTCGTCGGCGCGCGTCGCCAGCCGGTCCAGCCCCTCGGCCATGCGCCGGCCGGCGGTGGTCATGGCCTCGGCGACGTCATCGACGCGCAGCACCTGGCCTTTCAGCTCTGCGAGCTTCAGTTCCTCCCGCTCGCGAATGACGCGCTCGGTCAGGGCCTTCTCATCGTAGTACCCGCCGCCAGCCGAGCCGCGCTTGGGCTCGCCGCCGGCTGCCGCCGGCGCGTCGATTGGCAGGGACGGCGCGCCGTCCAGGCTGATGACGCCGCGCTCGGCCAACCGCGCCAGGCTGGGCGCGACCAGGATCCGCTTGCGGTCGTCGCGCACCAGGTGACGGTCCTGCGCCACGGCCTGCTTCGTGCGCGCGACGCCATAGCGCTCAGACAGCAGGCGCACGAAGGCCGTCGGCCCGCACGCCTCCGGCACGGCGCCGGCCTGCTGGTCGCTCGCTGTCGTCATCGTCAACCTGTCGTCAAGACGGTCAAGGCCGTCAACAAATGTGACCGGCCGCAAAACTGGCGGACTTCCGCACTCTGTCCACCCGCATACGACATCGGGCGGGAAGGACCCGTTGACTGTGCCCCAACGCAACGCGCCGGCGCGGGGTGTCCCGGCCGGCGCGTACGTGTGTCATCGTGCCTACAGCCATACGCCTATCGCGGCAGCGGTGGCAAGGACTTTTTTCGTGCCGCCCACTCTGACCACGCGCGGCGAAGCCCGACCTCGTCATCCGCACCAGCGGCGATCAGCACGGCACGGGCATCCCCGACGCCCATCTCTCGCCCCAGCAGACGCACCGCCTCATGCTCGGCGGCGGCCCGGATCGCCCTCAGCGCCCGGTCCGACCGTGGATCGCGCAGGCGCTCCCGGATCACCCGCACCGGCACCCGCAGCGCCTGGCCGATGACCAGCGCGCGATACAGCGCACGGAGCCGCCCCACGGCGGCCATGACCGCCTCGGCCAGGTCCAGCTCCCACGGCTGCGGGCGGATCGGCGCACAGGTCGCGGCCTCGTGGCCGTAGCCCTCCCAGCCGCGCACCGGCGCCGGCATCATCGACGGCAGCCGGCCGAGACCCGCCACCTCGCGTGGCATCGGCGAGCGGCGGTAGACCCCGACCGCCCAGGCCACCAGCGCAGCCATGCCGACCGCCGCCTCGGTCGCCTGGACCGCGCCCGCCCCGCCGTCTGGAGGGTTTGGAGGGTTTTGGAGGGTTGATTTCAAACCTTCCAGCCGCATTCTTGTGACCCCTTTCAATGACTTAGGTGTATCCCCTGGAGGGTTGGAGGGTTTCCCCGGAAACTTCACGTATGTGCGCGCGCGCACATATGGGACTTTCCGCAAAACCCTCCAAACCGTCCAACCCTCCGAACCCCTTGATCCGGCGGCCTTTTTCCGCTGGACGGTTGCGGAGGGTTGGAGGGTTTTCCCCGCCAGCCCCGATCTCCGCTAGAACTCCGGCTCCTCTGGCGGGCCATCCAGGTCGCGGATCAGATCGTCATCGACGATCTCGACACGCCACGACACCGTGCCGATCTTGGAGCGCTCGACTCCCATCTGCCGGAGCGACCGGCCGAATCCGGTCTGCGATAGCGGATCGATGGCCGCCTCTCGGCACCACGCCGCATAGGCCCGGTACAGCCGCGCCGCCTGGGTCCACCGATCCCCGCCGACGCGGCAGCAGCCCGACAGGAATTGCCCCATCGGATTGCTCTCGGCTCGGTAATCATCGGTCAGCGCGCGCACGCACTCGGGCGTCGCCAGCCCGACGCGGCCCCACTCCCGATACCCCTCCAGCAGCCAGTTCAGCACGCCGGGCAGCTCCCCGCGCAGGGCCTCCATCAGCCTGGTATCCTTGCGCGGCGCACTCGGAAACTTGTCCCGCTCCCACGGGTCGATGAACGTCGCCTCCCACCCCACCAGATCAATGCGCCGCCAGATGCCGTGGTCTTGCCCGCGCACCCTGGGCCGCGCGTTGAACGCCGCCCACAGGCGGAACTGCGGCCGGAACTCGAACTGCGCGCCGTACAGTGGCCGCGCCTGAAGGGTATCGGCGCCGGTGATGCGCTTGACCATCGCCTCGGAAAACTGAGCGTTGCCCTCGGGCTCTCCGGTGCGGCAGAAGCGCACCCCGGGCAGGCGCGCCAGGTCGGGCGTCGCCTGCCCGCCGGATCGCCGCTCATCGACCAGAAAGGTCTCGAACGGCAGCGATATGGCGTAGCTGCCGAACACCTCGGCCAGCACCTCCAGAAACACGCTCTTGCCGTTCGAGCCGCCCCCGTGATGCAGGAAGATTTTCTCCTCCCGCACATGCCCGGTCATGGTGTAGCCGGCGGCGCGCTGCACATACAGCCGCTGTTCCTCATCGGCATGGGTTTCGGCGACAAAGCGCCGCCAGCGCTCCGCCGGAGCATCGGGGTCGTAAACCACGGGGGACACCCGGGTCAGGTAGTCGCCGGGGCGATGCTCGCGGCACTGCCAGGCGCCCTCGGGCAGGGCGTCGCCGGTGTCGGAAACGGTCAGCTCCAGCGTGCCGTTGGCGACGTTGAACAGCTCCGGCCGGGCGTCCAGCCGCTCCACCGGCACCGCCAGATGGGGCGCGGCGGCCTCCAGCATGGCCTTGGTGCGCGGCCACATGCCCGACGTGTTGGCCCAGGCGCGCCGCGCCGCCACGCGCTTCTCGAACGCTTTGTCGTCCTCCACCGGGTGCGGCCCCTCCGCCTCGATAACCCCGACCTCCTTGCGAATCAGCGCCGCCGTGCGCTGCGCCCAGGTCTTGGCCAGCCGCTCCCCGTCTGTGCTCGACCAGTGCGAGCCGACCCAGGCCAGCCAACCCCAGCCCTCGACCCAAATCAGCCGATGACCATAGCGCAGCTTGAGTCGTCCGGCATTGCCGGTGTCGTTCTGCGGCAGCCTGCTGCACCGATGCAGCAGCTCGCCCCCGCCCCCGGACTCGGCCGGGGGCGAGTAATCGCTGATCTCGACCACCTCGGCCGCCGCCGCCGCGTCGCGGATGGCCTGCTCGGGGCCATCGCCGTCGGACGAAGCAGCGGCGGCCTCCGGCGCGCGGGGCGCGGGGTGTGAGGCGCCCTCAGGCGTCTGCTTGGGCGGCGTCTGTTTAGGGTCGGGCGCCATCATGCCACCTCACTCGCCCCGCCGTCCCGCAGCACGTCGTTCCAGTCCCGCCCCTCGGGCGGGCGCGCGATCCGCATGGTCACGCCCCGCGCGGCAAACCGCGCGGCGGCCCGGCGCAGCATGGGCTCATGCGCGCGCGGGTCCTTGCTGTCGCCGTCCGCCCACCAAGTCACGTCTGCCACCCCCTCGGGCGGCAGCCAGCCGGGCCGCTCCGGATCGGGCGCGCGCGACGGCAGCCGCCGGCCCGGCCGGTCGGGGTGGCGCGCGCCCTGGCCGAGCCCGCCGCCACACAGATTCCCCAGGCTGTACAGCGCCCAGACCACCGCGCCGGGACCATCCAGGGCCTGGATCACGGATGCCGCCGTCTCGATGCCCTCGGCCGCGCCCAGCACCGTCTGACCGGCGGGCAGCGGACGCAGGCGAATACAGCCGCCGCCGGCCGGCCCCTGCACCTTCTTGGCCGGCAGCGCGCCGCCGGTGACCGGATCGACCACCAGGCGCTTGGATCGCCCGTTGTCGGCGATCCAGGTGCGGTGGACGGCCTGAAATCGCCCGTCCGGCCCGACAATGGCCGCCAGCATGGCGGGCCAGCGGCCCAGCAGCTCCGGGCGTGCGTCCCTGGCCCGGGGGGCATCGTCGGCCGACGCCGGCGGCATCCACCAGTAGGGCACCGCCGGATGGAACCGCAGCCCGGACAGTGTCGCCGTCGTCTCCGGCCGGAGCCCGCGCAGACCCAGATACACGTCGGCCGGGGTGCCCGGCAGGGCCGCGCCCGCGCGCCACAGTTCATAGGCCCGCGCGCGGTCGCGCTCCCGCCGGGCCACGTGATCCGCGCGGTCGGGCGGAGGCGGCGCCGGGGTCGCGCCCGCCGTGCGCGCGGGGCCGGGCGCCCCCGCCGCCACCCCTGTTGGGGTGGTCGGCGCGACAAGCGGCGTGCCGTCCGGCATCGGCAGACCGGCGCGCGCCGCCAGCTCCGCCACCGCGTCGCGGAACTCCAGCCCGCGCGTCTCCTCCAGATAGCGGATGGCGTCGCCATTGGCGCCACAGCCGAAGCAGTGGTAGAATCCCCTATCCGCCACCACCGTGAACGACGGGGTGCGCTCCTGGTGGAACGGGCACAGGCCGATATACTCGCGGCCGTGGCGCCGCAATGTCACGTCCTGGCCGATCAGCCGCGCCAGATCGGTGCGCGCGCGCACCTCGCGCACAAACGCCTCCGGCAGATGGGCGCGCCGCGCCTCGAAATCGGTCATGGGTGGTGCTCCCGCCAATGCACCCCACACCACCAGACGCCGAGATCCCGCGCCGCGCGCGTCTCCAGCGCCCGGCGCAGGGTGACGCCCTCGCCCCGCACCGCCGGGCGATCACACCCCGGCACGGCGCAGCGCGTGATCAGCCGCCCGCCCTGGAGCGAGGCCGACGACCGCAGCCCGGGCGGCGCCGGCCGCTCGGGCGGTGGCGCGGGCGGCGCCTCCAGCGGCGCCAGCAGATCGAGGGCGTGCGTGCTCATGGCCCCCCCACCCCGACCGCTTTGCGCCGGCCGGCGTCAGCACTATGGTCGCCGGCCGGCGCGAACCGGTCGGTCTGGTTGCCCCACACGTCCCAGCCCGGCCGCGTGGTCCGCGCGAACAACTCCAGACGCGGGCCGGCGCAAAACCGCTCGATCCGGCCCGCTGCCTCATCCGGCTTGCGGCTGTGCTCACGCACCGGCGCGATCAGGGTTTCCGGCACGCCGGCATCCAGCCGAGCCGGGCGGCCGCGCCGGCCCAGCAGGCAGGGCTCGGAATTGGCGCGCGTGGTATAGCCCAGGCCGATATGCAGATCGGCCGGCGCCAGGAACAGGCGCGGGTCGGACCCCCGGCGCAGCTTGACCCACAGCAGGCCGAGGCCGGAATAGTCAAACCCCCACGCGGACAGCGTCGCCAGGCCCTCGCCGATCAGCGGCCAGGTGCACCACAGCCACAGCCAGCAGTCGTCCGCCGCCACCTCCGCCACGGGCAGCGCCTGGATCGCGGCCAGGTCCATGCAGCCGTAGTGCGCTTGGGGCGCGCGACCCTCGCCGGCGGCCGAGCGCACGCGAAACGTCCACGGCGGATCGGCGACGATGCAGCCATAGCGCCCGGTCGGCCAGTCGGGGGGACGCGCCGCCATCACACACCCCTCCGCGCGTGCGTCCACCCCACCAGCCTCCGCCACCAGGGGAGCCGGGGCGACGCTTTTGCCCGCCGCCCCGTCCCGCGACCCGGAGTGGGATCCCCGGGCCGCCCCTCAGCCGCCGGGCTGGTCCCGGAACGGCCCCCGGCCGGGTCTGGCGTAGCCGCGCCCCCGGCCAAGCTCCTCTGTTCCTCCCCTCCCTGTCGTCTCGCGCGTTCCGTCGCCCACCCCATGATCTGCCCGACCACGCGCTTGGCGACACTCCGCCGCAGCCGGCGGTCGGCACCGCGCGTCACCCAGTCAGGATGTGCCGTGATCGCGTCGGCCACGGCCCCATCCACCAGCCGCCAGAGCTGACGGCGGGCGCGGTCGCCGTGGATCTGCGGCGTGCGCCGGGATCGGCTGTGGGGCCTGGATCGCGCGCCGGTCATGGCGCGCACACCAGCGCGCGGTCGATCTGGGCCATGGCGCCCAGGATCGCCGCCTTGACCCCGTCCGGGCTCGACGCGCGCGGATGCACCGGGCCGATGAACACGCCGTCGCGCCCGACCTGAATACACATCTCCCCGCCACTCTCCCACACCGTGACCTGCCAGCGGTCGCGGCTGTGGCGCGCGGCCAGGGCCTCGGCCTGGGCAAGGAGGCCGGGCGCGGTCATGACGACGCCTCCCCGCGCCCCTCGCACAGTGCGGCGATCAGGCCATAGCCGCCGATGTCCAGCGCGTCGTCCGGATCGTCCAGCCGCAGCTGCTGCCGGTGCGCCGCGCGGGCGATCTTGAGCCCGGCCATCATGTAGGCCACGTCCTGCGCCTCCAGCGCGTCGCCGGCGCCCATCAGACCGGCGGCGTGTAGATAGACCGTCCACACCGCCGCGATACTGGCGGACATCACCACCGCATCGCCCCGGCCGGCGCCGCGCGCGGCCAGCGTCTCGCGCAGCACGTCGACCCATCCGTCGAGGGCGTCGGGCGCCACCGCCGACTCCCCCCCCCGGTCGGGGGGAGACTGGGAGGGGGGCGCCTGAGGCGCCGCGAGCCACCCCAACGCCGCCAGGCGATCCAGCAGGTCCCCGACCTGCGCCCTGGACAGACGCGGCCCATCCGGCCCCAGCTCCATCAGCGCGCCCATGACATCCTCGCGCCCCGGCCAATGCCGCCACCCGCTCATTCCGCCGCCTCCAGGTTTTTGGTTTTGATCGCCGCAGCGCCCCTGCGGGACGCGCGGCTCCGGGCCTTCAGCCCGCCCGGCCGGTCGGCCGGGCCGACCGGCTGCGCCGGTCGGATGCGTCGTACCCCCTCCGGGCGTCCGCCCGGCGACCCCTCTGTCGCGGCGTCACCATCCCTCTCGGCTGGCGGCAGACCCCGATACGCCCGCGCGTGGTGCGCCGCGCAGTAGCTCGACCCCGCCCGCCGGGGCGCGCCGCAGGCGCCCTCGCCCGGCTCACCCTCGATCCAGCGACAGGTGTCGGCGTCCAGCGCATCGGCGCTGCGGTGATGTCGCCGCCCCGCATCGACCCAGCCGTCGAACACCGCACCGACAGCCAGCACATCCGTTCGCGCGGCCCCCTCGAGCGCCCCCGTGCCGGCCCCCATGCCGGCTTCCGCCTCCCCCTCACAGGGAGAGGGTCGGGGCGCTGCATACGCCGGCCCGCCCCCGGCCGGGATCGACGCACCCACCCCCTCACTCCGCCGGGGGCGGACAAACAGTCCCAGCCGGTGCCGCATGCGCGCGACCGTATCGGCCGACCGGCCGATGTGGTCCCCGATGGCACGATCATCCAGGCCGGCGGCGACTCCGCGCCGCACGCCCTCCAGATCCCGCTCGGACCAGCGCGGCCGGGAGCCGGTCTTCTTGCGCGGGGCGTTCGGGGCCGTCGGCTTCAGGGAGGGGGGCTTCAGGGACGGCGCCTCCAGGGGCGGGGGGGCCGGTGTGGCCGGTGACGCCTCTGTCGCGGTCGGCGCGCGGCCCAGCGCCGCCAGCCGCCTGCGCGTGGCTTGCAGCGACAGCCCGCAGCGCGCGGCGATCTCGACCACCCCGTGGCCGCGCCGCGCCAACAGGCGCAGCCGGCGCGCGGACACGGTCTCCGTCATGGCGACCTCGTGGGGTGTTTTTGTTTGATCGCCCCAGGCGCTTCGCGCCGGGGCTCCGGCCCTTCGGGCCGCCGGGCCACTTGGCCCGGCCGACCGGCTACGCCGGTCGGATACGTCGCGTTCCCTCCGGGCGCCCGCCCGGAAGACACACGCGCCAGCCACCGACTCACGCGGCCCCACCAACACACCGGGATGGGAGAGCAAAACGCCAGATACTCGTCCTTGGCGCGGCCCATCCCTCAGCCCTCCCGCTCGGCCAGCAGGGCGTCGAGCACCGCCAGCGCGTCCATCTGCTCGCGCACCTCGCGGCGCAGGCGGCTCGCCTCGGCCGCGTCCACCTCGCCGTCATCGGCCAGCGCCTCGCCCAGGGCACCCACCACGTCGCCGCCCTCGCGCGCCACGGTGGCGAGCTGCCCGATCCAGTCCGCCCGCGCCGGCAGCGCCGCGCCTTCCGCCCGCACCGGCACCAGCGCATGGCCGGACAGCGCTGCCAGGGCACGGGTGACGATGGGCTCGCCCGCGTCCGCCTCCAGATCCGCGATCACATCGACCGGCGCCCAGCGGTCGTGGCAGTGCCGGTCGCCGTAACGGCTCAGGCGCGGCTCATCGGCGCGGGTCAGGCTCGCCGCCCTCCGCCCCCCGCCACAGGCGGCCAGCAGGTCGCGCGTGGCCGCCGCGATGGCGGCATAATCGCGCGCCGGCAGCAGGCGGGCGGGGGTCGGACTCGGGCCGGCGTGGCGTCTGGTCATGGTGGCAATCCCTCGTGGTGTTCTTGTCGTGCGGCCCGCTCGTCGGGCGGGCCACTCTGATGGGGTCAGGATCCGCTCTGTCTGCGAAAGGACGCCCCGCCATGCGCCATGACCGCCCCGCCGCCCTCCGCTGCGCCCTGGACACTCTCGCCTGGGTCCAGGCCCTCGCGGACCAGGGGGACGATGACGACCGCGACCAGCCGCCAGACCCACCACGCCAGCCACAGCAGCGCGGCGATCTCGGCGACCACGATCCAGTCGTGACTCGGGACGGTGGGCATCGATCAATCCTCCTGTCCGAGGGCGCGGGCATGGCTGGCGTGTCGGTCGCCGGCGCGATAGGCGCCGTGCTCACGCCGCCGCGCCCAGGCCGCGCCCCGGTCCAACACCCAGGCGGCCTTGCGCCAGACACACCAGGCGAGGCCGTCGAGCAGGTGCATCATCGCGCGGTGATAGAGACGGGTGAGGCCGACCATCACGCGGCCTCCTCGGGGGTAGGGTGGGTGAAGACGTCGGGCCGCAGCTTGTGCCTGGGCACGCCCGTCGCGCGTTCGACGGCCACCACCCGGTTGACCGGGCACTCCTTCCATTGGCTGATCGCCGAATGGGTCAC